ATGGGTCCCAGGAATAATACTCGCTTTCAAATAATCTATCTTGTTGATCAACTATGCCGCCTTGTGTTGACAAAGCGTCAAGCATTCCTGGATAAGTTATAGCATCATCAATTTTACTTGTCGTTGGATTTAACGCAATTACACCTGGTTCTAATTGATAATTATTTCGTACCTGAGTTGGTTCAATAACATAATTGTCATTGGCATTTACACCTGGGCCAACTTTTTGACCAATGTAGCCTTGTGTTTGTTTATACGCTGGTTCTTGTATTAATTGGTCAAGTGTGGCATTAAGAAACTGAGTGTTAACCGGAGTTTGAAATATTTCAGGTAAAAAATCTACTGAACGAATTTTTGAGGCCATTAAATTGCTCCACTGCCAGCAGCAGTTTGTAAGTTAGTACTTGTTAATGATTGTATTACTTCAATATCATTAATAGTTGCTCCATTAACAAAAATCTGATAAGGGGCACATTGTATTTCGTATAAATCTCCAAAACTCTTTTGAGGATTTAGTGGTACTAACACTACAGACGCAACATAAGTGCCTATTTGTGAATGTATATAAGCCGCTAACTCACTAAAGTAGAATGTATCTCCAAAATTCCAATTAGCAATATCAAAATAAGCATTCATTGATGCTAATACTAAATTACGAATTTGATTATTACTAGCTGTAGTGTTAGGTGCTGGAATAACTTTCACTGTAGCTCTTAATGCTGATGGAGCTTTAGCACCAAATAATGGCAGAAACTCAACACAATTAACAATTAGATTATCGCTGATCATTTTATAGTTTTGTAAACCAGTATATGCCGTGGTCAACTGATCAATAGTTGGCGGAATTGGTTGTGCTACTGTATTGGTAGAATCTTGAATCCATTGTTTATAAGCAGTATAATATTCTAAAGTAACAACATATAAATCAATGATATTAGTTGATCCAGGATCAATGCGATTGGTCAATGGACTGTTATGACGGTATTGGAAATATAAATGCTGACGCCCGGTGGCGGCTAACCAGCCAGAAGTGGTTGTTAATATTCTTTGGCCACTTAATGTAAGAGTAAGTGTATAAAAGATTTTTTCCTGATAGGCATAAAATATTTGACCTGTTACATATTGTTCTTTAACTAACTCAATAGCCGATAAAGTAGCATAATCACTATTAACTACTCCAGGCTCTGCTAACAAATAACGTTGAAGGTTATCAAAATCTGTAGTCAATTGAAAGAACACTAACTTTTGATTAGAATTAACGCCAGGAGCTACAATATCATCAAAAAAATCTGGATTATCAGGAATGCCGTCGTTATTGGTATCTTCGTAACTGACCAATACTTGATAATCGTCAACTAGCCCGTCACTAAGAACAGGTTGTCCAATAATCTTTAACATAGTGTTACCCTCTAATGGATAATTAGAGTCTGGCTGACTATTTGTTTTTAACACATTTATAAAATCGCTAATGACTGTGCCTGTGCGGCTGTCATAAATTGCTTCTGATCCATAATAAAAGAAACGTACTTCCATGACGCTACCAAAATAATAATCTAAACTACGACTTTGTATTGTATAATTTGTTCCGTCATTGGTACATTGAATAAACCAAGATGCGTCAGAATTGGTTCCTGCGGTACTTCCAGCATTCGCTAGGCTAAAATCTGCGTTTTGATCTAAATTGGTGGCTGTAATTACGTACCAAGTATATGGAGTCCCAGTAATGGCGCCTGTATTGTCGTAACCCAAACCAAAATTAGCTTTTAAGACTATTTGATTAGCAATCGTTTGTTGAACAGTTGTGCCAAAATTATTAACAAATAAAGGTATAACTGTTGTAGCAATAGCACCTGTTGGAACGTATGTGTTTAGTACTACAGGCCCTGTGCCATCGCTTAAATTGCCAACTCCATTATTAGTGCCATCTTGATAGACCGCGGTTGGACTAGCCCAAATAATCATATGATCATTTTCTTTTGATGGTACACCTGGTTGAAGTTCGTTGTTGGCATCAAAATAATAACCAAGTGGCGGAACAAATTTAACCAATGATCCAACAACAATATATTGCGCGGCATTACTAGTATAGGATCCAATCATCAAAGGATAACCTGAACTATTTGTAAAATAGCCTGTAGTTTCACCAACTATAGTAGTGCTTTCGTGCCAGCCAACATTCAGTGATAATAAACTTGGTCGAGTGTAATTAGCATAGTAAAATTGTCGAGCGGTAGCTTGTAGCAAGATAGGCTGTATGTCATTTAAAATAACATTGTTGATGTCGTTAGTTGTTTGCCAGGTAAAAGTAAAGGCTGGTAAAGTGTTTTGTTCATAAAGTGCGCCGTCGCTACCAAAAATATTTGTAGAAGAGTATTTGCCTGTGTTGTCAACTAGATCTAAATAACGGCTGGTGCCTATGCTTGCGCGGTTAACTGCAGTGCTTTTAAGAATAGAATTATAAGTTGTAAACGGAAAATTTGTATAATCTTCGCCGTTGACCATACGGTTTTGTGTGTAGTAGCGGGCCGGAGCACGTTCTTTAATTTGTTGAATAGTTTCACGTGGAGCGGCATTAGTTACTGGATTTGTAATTCCGCAAGTGAACGTAATTGTTTCAATACCGCCTGTGCGACTAACATAGGAAATTGGAATTTGTACAGATTGCATTTCCTCTGGATTAATAATATATTGTAATCCGTTTGACGCCCGAACATAATTGCGGAACTGTCCTACTGGAATAGTAGCAAACACTCCGTCACCAAAAGTTAATGTAATCTGATCATTGGTACGACTAGTCACTGAATAATTTTTTGGTAAGGTAGTTCCTTGCTGCTCAACCGCTGCTGAATAAACAGATGGAACATAATTCCAAATAAATTGTACATTGCCTACATTGTCAAGCTGATAAAGCCAAACGTCTGTATTATTAATGCCTTCAATGTTGATGTCAACTGTACGATTAGAAATTTGTTCAATTAAATTAAAATCTTGATGCTGTAATACACCTTGTTTAAAATAAAAGAAAAATCCTGTATTAGCTGATTGATAACCTAATTGATCATTGCGAAATAAAATGTTAAATTGTCCATTAGGCAAAGGCGGTGGTTCATATATGTAGGTCTGGCCACGGCTAGTTGCGTTTACCGCTTCAAATGGCATATTGACGCCGTCGATGGTAGCGGTGTATGGAACCACTGGTAGATAGCCTGGAACCAAATTGATAGTATATTCTTTGGTATCAACTCCAAGGACAGTTTGATCGTTTCCTGGGCTGCCAATACGTTGTGTATCAACTAACGCAGCATTAAGAATTGTATTGAATTGTTCTTGCCAATCAAAATTGCTTGGGTCTCCCCAGTTGACTGTAATGTTAGCTAGATTGGTGCCATTATAATCTGTTAAATTTTCTGTAGTCGATACAGAAAATACTTTTAAATAACCATTAGCTTCCGTGTTACGTTGTGCTGTATAGCTAACTAAATTAGCCAGTTTAACAACTGAATCGCGGCGTTCAGCTGTATCAATATAGTTTTCACGGGTGTTTAAATCTGAGCGGAAGGCAAGTGCTTGCCCCATAAAAGCCATAACATCAAGTAAAGCTATAAACTCACTTGATTCAATATAGTCGTTGAATGTTTCTGGATAGTACTGGCGTAAGTAATCTATAAAACTTTTGCGTAGTGTGTCAAAGTCATAGCTTTGAAAGTCACCTTGAGAGTAGGTTTGATAGATTCGTTTCCAATCTTCAACGCCAAATATATAAGTTTGTCTAGTGGTTTGTGCCATCTCTGTTCCAGTCTACTACTATTTAGTTTAATAATAAACTGGGTAGATTATGTATAAGATGCTGTACGCTGTTGTTGATTAAAAAATATACTTAATCGCTGTGCGTTTGTGGAAGGAACTACAATAATACTTAATTCTATTAAAATTCCATTTTCTTGTGGATACATATTGATTGAATTGATGTAAATTCTAGGATCCCCGCCTGCTACTCGTTGTATTTCTCTATAGATAGCTTGTTCAGTTTCTGGCGTTTGATTTTCAAATACATAATTCCAAATGAGCGTTCCATATCCAGGACGACCTACAAGTTCGCCTTGACGAATGTTGAAAGCATTAAGCAAATCAATTTTTATGAGGTCGTAATCAACCGCAGTAAATTGTTTGTTTTGCCCAATAGTATTGAATCCAATAAAAGTTGCCATACTGTATTTAACCTATCCTGAAATGCCTGAACCAAAGCCTGAACTACTGGTACTGCTAACTTGTGCTAGCGCCGCTTTGGCTTTATCAATATCGGCCGTTATTCCTAAACTGTCTAAACTTGGCAATTCGAATGCTGGAGGTGTAATTTTATCGCTGCCAATAACGCGATTAACTGCTGCATCTACGGTAGCACGATTTACCTGATTGGTAAATCCGGCAGCTGGTTGTACAGAGGATATCAACGGACTTAAATCAAAATCTGAAAAATTAACACTAAATTGTGAAGCTTTTCCTAAACTGTCAAGACTGCTAGTCAATTGTGGGCTAAGTGCGCCAACGCCAGGAATACTACTTAAACTACTGGCATTGATACTGGATAAATTAAAATTTTCACTAATAG